ACAAGGAGGTGCTGCGGCGGGCTGAAGGTCCGCCGCCGACACCGCGACACGTCATCGGCGACCACCGCAACGGCTTCCGGCTCGACTGCCGCCGGAAAAACCTGCGGTGGGCGACGCCGAGCATGAACGCCCGCAACCTGCACGGCTTCGCCGCGCGCCAGCTGGAGCTGTTTCCGCTGTGACCATACATGATATCAGCGTCGCGCCCATCAGCTCGAAGGCCGCGCGGTGCTTCATCGAGAAGAAGCATTATTCACGGCGCTTCCCGATCTTCTGGGCCGGGTTTGCCTTGGTCGTGGACGGCATGGTAGACGGTGTCGTTGTGTACGGGCAGCCTAGCGCGCCGATCCAGAAGCACGCGTTTACCGGGCGGGACTTCCGGCTTTACGAGCTGTCGCGGTTGGTGATCCAGACAGAGCTTCGCAACGCAGCTTCGATCTTGGTGGGACGGTCGCTGAACATGCTCGAGAAGCCTTCCGCTGTCGTCTCCTACGCCGATACGGCATGGGGCCACAGCGGGATTGTCTACCAGGCGACCAACTGGCTTTACACCGGCGCGACCAAGTCGCACGACCACCTCTACCTTGTCGACGGCGCGCGGGTTCACCCGATGACCCTGCGCGACAAGGGGGTCACGGACCCGAAGCGGTGGGCAAAAGAGAACGGTATCGCCACCGTGCCACCTGCGGAGAAGCACCGCTATTTCTTCCTGAACGGGTCGAAGCGCGAGCGCGCCGCTATGCGTGCGCAGTTGCGGTACCCGGTCATCAGCGCCTACCCGAAGAGCGATAAAACCATGTACGACGAAGGCGACGTGATCGACATGCGCTACGAGGAGGCTGCCGCATGACCACCCTCGACCACAAGTTCCTGGATCGTCTCGCTGCCTACGGGCCGATCGCGCGCAACCTTGGCCAGCTGATCCGACCGACCATCGTCGCCCGCCCTGGCCGGACGCTGGTCTGGGGCGACTGGTCGGCGATCGAGGCGCGCGTCCTGCCGTGGCTGGCCTGCAGCACGGATGCCGAGCGGGTACTCGACATCTTCCGCACCAACGACAGGGACAAGAGCCTGCCGGACATCTACAAGATCGCGGCCGGCAACATCTTCGGTAAGCCACCGGCGGAGGTGAACGGCGGCGAGGAGCGGCAGACCGGCAAGGTCGCCGTGCTCGCGCTGGGCTTCGGCGGCGGCGACGGCGCGCTGACGGCGATGGCCGCCAACTACGGCATCTACCTGGCGGAGGCCATGAAGAAGCACATCGTCGCGACGTGGCGCGAGAACAACCCGTGGGCGCGCCGCTTCTGGGGCTCGCACGGGCGCGATGGCTCGTATGGGCTGTGGGGCGCCATGAACAGCGCGATCGAGGACCACGGCACGCCCTACACCGCCGGGCGGGTCGCCTACGTCTACGACAAGACATACCTCGGCGGGACGCTGTTCTGTGCCCTACCGTCGGGCCGCCTGCTGACCTACCCGTCGATCAAATGGGAGTGGCGCGAAGTCGAGGACAAGGACACGGGCAAGGTCTCGGACCGCTACCAGCTGACCTTCCTGAAGCAGTACGGCCGCTCGGCCATGTGGTATGGCAAGGCGGCCGAGAACGTCACCCAGGCGGCGGCCGGCGACGTCCTGCGCAGCACGTTGAAGAAGCTGCGCCGCGACCCTGAGCTGCGCGACTTCATGCCGGTCACCGGGCATACCCACGACGAGATCCTGACGGAGCCCGAGGAATGCGACGCGGACGAGGCAAAGGGCGTGCTGAAGGACGTGATGGAGGAAGGGTTCGAGTGGTCGACCGGCCTCCCGCTCGTGGCCGAGGTGACGTCGAACTGGTACTATTCGAAAGCAGTCAAGTGACAGGAGAAGGTGAGATGGAAATCAAGAAGCTGGATTGGGGCGTGTACCGCGCGCTGAACAGGGGGCAGAAGCTTGTTGCGAACGACTGCTTCGGCAACGAGTTCGCACGGCTGGACTTCGACGCCTTCACGAGCCAGGAGGAGATCGAGAAGTTCAAGTCAGATGCGCAGGTCCGTTACGAAAAGGCGCTTCGCGCGGTTATAACGGCCCCGGTATCCCAGGAGAACACGATGACCGAAGTGAGTGAATTGAAGCCGTGCCCGTTTTGCGGCGACCCGATGAAGCATGAGCACGACGCGGTGGGCCACATCCAGCAAGGCGACTGCGTGATCGGGGTGAACGCGTGGGGCGGCAAAAACGCTGTTGAACGGTGGAACCGCCGCGCCGCCCTCGCCGCCGCGCTTGCCGCAGCGCCTAAGCCGAGGGTGAAGGCGCTGGCTTGGCTGAAGCATCCGAGCGCCGTGGCATGGCGTGCAGAAACCTTGCTCGGCACATATCAAGTCTGGGCCGTGTCCGCGACAACGACATGGCTTTTCGACGGCTTTGGCGGCGAAAAAATAGACTGCCAGGAGAAGAACATCGAGACCGCCAAAGCAGCGTCCCAGGCCGACTACGAGCGCCGCGTCCTATCAGCTCTGGAGGATCAGCCATGAGTGACGAGATGAAGCCAATGGCGTGGTGCAATCATCTTGAAGCCTACGCTGACAGCTATGCGCAGATGTCGCGAGACGGAGACGGTCGCGTCGATTGTCGTTCGGTCGAGGTCGACATTCGTCAGAACATGATGCCGGTCGTCGCCGCCCTTGTGGCCGAGCGCGACGACGCGCGGGCAGAGGTGGAGCGGCTGCGCGTCGCTGGCGCGCGCCTTGCGTTGGCCGCAGAAAACTTTGCGCGCCGGTTCGGCATGAACGATCTCGCGGAAGATGACGACCGGCAACGCCAGGCCGTCGTCGATCAGGTGCGGCTGTTCCGTTCAGCGCTCAAGGGAGGCGAGAATGACCGCTAAGCTGACAGCAGCGCAAGCGTGGGCGCTGCGGGCTATCGCGGAAGGGTACGGCAACGCGCCCAGCCAACTCGGCGAAAGGATGANGGAGCGCCCCGGCGCATCGGACCATCGCAACGGCACGCCGTACAAATCGCAGGGCTACGGCCGAATGGGAGGCGCGATGATGGCTCGCCTGAAGAAGGTGGGGCTCGTTTCGACGTGGGGCTGGCCGACCAAGGCGAAGCTGACCCCCGCCGGCCGTGCCGCCATGGAGGACAAACGATGAACGACAGCGGTTATCGTGCGGCGGGTTGGCTTGCCGTTGCTGCTGTGATCGGAGCGTTTGCGCTCAGATTGGCAGCCGCGGCTGCCCGGGAGCCCGTTGCACCGGCCGCGTGCGTGGAGGCACCCGATGGGTCGGCATAAGGGCACGACGTGCTCGTTCAAGGGCCAGGCGCTGCGCCGAAGCCGCAAGGCCGTCGAGGCGACGTCGCCGCTGCTCATCGAGCTGCTGGTGCTGATCGACGCCGACGACCGAGCTGTGCAGACGGTGCTTAGCGGGGCTGTGTCGCACGTCACCGTGTCAAGGTGGAGGGGTGGGTTGACGACGTCCGCGAACCTGCGGGCGGTGGAACGTGTCGGGGCCGCGTACGGCTACCGGCTGCAGTGGGTGAAGGACGACGCCCTTCACAAGATTGCCCCCGAGGCGTAGGAACGAAAAAGGCGGCGCCGGGGGTAACCGGCGCCGCCAATGGATCAGGGCTTGGACAGGATTGGACGCTCACCATGACGAAAGCACCCGCATCGGGCGATAGCATAACGGATCTGCGCCTGCAACTGTTCCGCAACGGCTGGTCGCCGATCCCGAACCGGGACAAGCGCACCTTCACCAAGGGGTGGCCGACGCTGGAGATCACCGAGGACGAGATCCGGCAGTGGGGCCGGCGCAAGAAGCGCGAGACGGCCACCGGACTGCGGGTCGAGAACGGCCTCGCGGTCATCGACATCGACGTCAACATCCCCGGCGTTTTCGAGGCCGTCAGCCAGGCGATCGAGGAGGCTTGCCCGGCCGCCTACGAACAGGGGCTGATCCGGCGCGGCAAGGGTGTGAAGGAGGCCTGGTTTGTCCGAACGGTCGAGGTCTTCAGCCGCATACACACGCGCAGGTGGCGCGTCAGGGGTGCGGGTAGCGATGCCGAGACGCATTGCGTCGAAATCTTTGGGGGTGCGGCGCATCGACAGTTCGGGGCATTCGGGCCCCACACTGTCCTGGATGATGGAACAGTTGCCGTCTCTTATGCGTGGGACGAGGCGGGCGGGAGCCCTGCCACTGTGCGCCAACTGGAACTCCCTGCGCTGACCAAGGCGCAGTTCCATGCCATTGCCGACGCCGCGGAGCGGGCGCTGGAAGCCGCGGGCCTCGAGCCGGTCAAGCGGTCCACCGCGGGCGAGAACGACGCCACGCGCCTCTACGACCTCAAGCCAGAGATGGAGTTCGACTGTGTGGATGGCGTTCGACGAAGCCTCGACGATCTACGAGAGCATGTGGCAGCAGCCGACCATGTGCGATGCTCGTCCAGTTGGCTGGAAGGCCCCGAAGCGCGACGTCTCGACCGCTGCATTGTGTCGCTCGACCGCTCCGGCGGCGTTGTCGTATGGGAGAGCGCCAGCGGCGTCACTCATTGCGAGGAGAGCCGCAAGCCTCGCGACTTCAACATCGAGCTTGACCGGGTAGCGGAGCGGCTCGCGCAGCTGGAGGCTGTGGAGCGAACTCGGCTGTCAACGAAGGATAGCGCTATGGTGACGGCCGCCAAGCTGCTGGAGACCTACGCCCTGTGCCCCGAGCAGCCGCAGCGCGCCATCGTGCCGCTGTGGACCGGCGACATCGGGTCGGGGATGACGCACGGCATGTTCCGCACCTTGATGGAGCCCTACTGCGACGAGGAAGTCGGCCCGCGTGGCGGGCGTGTCAAGATCAACCCGGTGGACATCTGGAACGGGTCGCCGAAGCGCGTGGCGGTCGCCGGCCTGCGCATGCGGCCGGACAAGCCCCGGCCGACATACGAGGACCGCGGGCGGCTGTGGGTGAACACCTACGACCCGCCGGAGCACGACAGCGCAGGCGGCGACGCGGCGGTCGGCTGGGAGTTCATAGCGCAGCTGCTGCCCGACGAGCGGGAGCGGACATGGTTCCTGCGCTGGCTGTCGCACAAGGTGCGTTTCCCGGCCGTGCCCGGGCCTGCGGTGGTCATGGTGGCCAGGCAGCAGGGCACGGGCCGCGGGACGCTGGCGCAGCTCCTGAAGCGCGTCTTCGGGCCGCAGTACGTGGCGACGCTGCCGTTCCACATCTTCGCCGGCAAGAGCTACCAGTCGCAGTACAACGACTGGGCAGCCGAGGCGCTGGTCGCGGTGGTCAACGAGAGCTCGGAGATCGGCGGTGGTGCCTACGCGGCCAAGCACAACACCTATGAACACCTGAAGGAGACGGTCGAGCCGCGGATGGAGGAGCGGCTGATCGTGCGCAAAGGTGACCGGTCGTTCATGGCGGTGTCGTTCACCAGCTACCTGATCATGACGAACAACCCCGACGCGCTGCCGATCCCGCCGGAGGACCGACGCTTCGCGGTGCTGTCGAATGGCGAGCCGCGCGGGCCGGAGTTCTGGGATCGGGTCAACGCGTGGATGGACGAGCCGGCGAACGTGGCCGCCTTCGTCGAGGAGCTGCGGGCGTTCGACCTGGGCGACTTCTCGCCGAACGCGATGCCGATCAGGACGGCGGCCAAGGACACGATGACCGACCTTGGCCGGTCGGATCTCGACCACGCCTTCGACATGGCGATGATGAACCTGCCCGGCGAGGTGTTCGTGCAGGGCCAGGTCGTCAACCTGATGCGCGTCGCGATGCACGAGTTCGGCTACGAGTTCCCCGCCAGCTGGCAGGCGATGGCGCGCAGGATGGTGCAGAAGGGGTACAGCCGCGTCGGCGTCCGGCACGGCGCCAACTGGCTGCCGTCGATCGAAGGTAAGCGTCACGCCGTCTACGCGAAGACGGAAGCGGCCGCACGGAAATGGCGCGAGGCAGACGGGCTGCGTGAAGAAATCCTGCGCAACGGAAAGCCCGACGAGGGGTCCGTTTCCAACGTGCTGACAGGCCTGTTCAAGAAGGACTGACTGGTGACAGGTGTCACCAGTGGTGACAGATTTGTGGTGGCGGGGGTCGGGACGGCTCTGTCACCGTGTCACCACAGGTGACACCGTTTTTTCAACGTGGTGACAGCGCTAAGTCCCTCTTTTCATTACTCTTACAGCTATAACTGTCACCATGTCACCATAACCGTAAACCTTATAGTAGAGTGTATAAGAGTAGAACAAAAAGGGTACTATGCAAGCTATACGGGGTCCTAAGCGTTTTTGCCTCTGGTGACAGGTTTTGGTGACAGGTTGCCAAAACGAAAAAAGCCCCGACGCTTGCGCGCCGGGGCAGTCGACAGGATCGTCAGTTCGCGGAGCCGTCCCAGCACCCGAGGTGCTCAACGAGGTCGAGAACATGATCGGCGTTCGCGTGGCTGTACCTCCCGAAGGGGACACCTGCGCGGTAGGTGTAGTGGAAGTACGTGCCAACTGCCATGGCCGTCGCCCCTCGGCGTAGCAGCGAAGCTTTCACGCTCATGGAAGCTGCCGACACAAGGGCGACGATAGACCCGTCTCGCGTGCGCCACAGGTCGCCGACCTCTGCGTCGCCTGGGTGCTTGCCCTTCGGCTTCGGCTTCGGCTTCGTCGCCTCGGCCATGATCGCCCCGCCGCGCGCCTGCTCCTCGTCGAACTTGGCCACGTCGATGATGTCGACGNCGCCGTGCGAATAGCGGACGTAGACGGAGTGCTGCTTGAGTTGCCGGCCGACCTCGACCGCGATCCGGGCCAGCTCGGCGTTCTGCGACGGCAGGATGGCGACGTCGTAGACGAGGACATCCTCTTCGACGGCATCCCCATCGGGGCCGACCCAGCTCCCCGCTGCACTGGTCACTGTACACCCGCCGAATACGCCGCACAGCTTCGTGCGCAGTGAGCGGTGCACGAGAAAACTCTTGCCGGAATTGGGCTCCTCTAGCACCGGCATCACGATCCGCGCCTCGCGCTTGATGGTGTCCATGTCGTTCTCCTGTCGGTTTGGCTTGCCTCTTCAGGCCGTAGGGTGCCACCCTGTCGGCGACGGGGCCGGAGCCCCGTTTCGGCTTCAGTTCGCGACCAGGTCGAGGAGCCTGCCGCCAGCACGCTCGATCGCGATGCGCTCGTCCTGGTAGTCGATGGTCTTGGCGAAGGCCGTGACGCCGGTGACGGCGTCCCAGACGGTTTCGATCGGGCGCCCTTCCTCGCGCTCGTGGGCGGCCTTGATCTGGGTCGCCTGCGACTTGGTGAAACGAGCTGCCAGGAACTTGTCCAGCTCGGTGTCGACCCGCTTGGCCTGCGCCTGCCGGATCGTCTCTTCGACAGGCCCGGTCGACGCGTTGGCGTACTCGGTCAGCACCGGCGTGATCTGCTCCAGCCACTTGTCAGGCGCCGACACCGTGTGCCGCAGGCGGATCTCCTTGAACTCCTGCACGCCCCACACGATGCGGTTCATGCAGACGTAGTCGAAGAGGAAGAACGCGGCCCCGATCGACTGCGACCCGACTTCCGAGTTCCAGACGAAGAAACCGCGAGCGAGCGAGCCGGGCTGTCCGTTGCGGCGGTCCTTCATCTCGATCCGGTGTTCTTCGTCGGCAAGGAAGACGAACATGTCGCGGTCCGACCCGTAAATGGTCGTGTTCTGCTTGGTGATCTCGACCTGTTTGCCGAACTCACCGGGCACGCGGAAGTCGCCGGTGCGGCCGTCGCCGAACTTGCCGATCAGCGCGTTGACGATCTCGGCGTTCCACACGCGACCGTAACGCGGCCCGGTGGCCGCCCGCAGCTCGACGCCGGTGTCCTGGCGGGTCAGCAGCAGGCCGACGTCCTCGACGTCGCGGTCGAACTTCAGACCGTAGTTCATGGCGTCGGCCGCGATCGGCGCCGGCAGCTTGCGCAGGTATCCGGCGGGGGCACCCGCCAGCTGGGCGAGCTGGCCGAAGGACCAGTGCGTCGGCGTGACAGCGTGACCGTTCGGGCCGACGACCTGGATGCCACGGAGCTGGTCGTCTGCCGCCGGCTGCACCTCGATGCGGCGCGAAGACACGATCTTGGCATTCGACCGGTCACGGTCGAAGCTGACCTTCGCGCCCAGCTCGTGGAGCGAGAGGAAGCGCTGGTCTGCAGGGCGGGACGCCCACTGGTTGGATGCCTGGGTGAGGATGGTCATGTTGTCGTCTCCTGTTGGTTGGCTTGTCTCTTTCAGGCCGCCGGGTGCCACCCGGCTGACGACCGGGCCAGGGCCCGGTTTCGACTACTTCTTCGCCAACAGCTTTGCGTCAATGGCGTCGATCCGCTCACCGGCGCTGGGGCCTGTCGCTGCCAGCCTGATGTGGTGCGCCTCGCCATCGACGATGCGCCTAACCCAGGTGGCGCGCTTTTTCGTGCTGGCGTTGGTTCGGAGCCCGATGTGGTTCTCGATGTCCTTGCGGGTGATCGACATAGGGTCTTCTGCCCTGAACGTGAACGTGGCGCCGTTCAGGCGCTCTAGAAACGCCATCCTGAAGCACCATTCATCGATGTTATTTTCGTCGATCGAGCCGAGACCGACAGGTATCGACGCCCATATCAGGGTGTAGGTGACGAGGTGCATCTTCTTCTCGTTTTCGGGGAGGTGCCGGGTCTGCAGGGTCGCGGTCACCTGGTCGTACCGCTCATCGCCAAGGCGCGTTTTCACGGCCGACAGGTCAAAGTTCACTCTCATGTTGTCGTCTCCTGTCGTTCGGCTTGTCTCTTTCAGGCCGCAGGGCGCCACCCCGCTGGCGACAGCAGAGATTACAGAGCAGGGTGAGAAGCGTTTGTCGGGAGCTACCCGCACCACAACTCCAGAAGCACCCCCACCGCTATGGCCACTTGCGTATGGGTTGGCTTCCTGTTGACGTCCAAGGGACGCCATTCATCACCCAGCTGTATAATCTCTGCTGTTTCGACTTTCAGTTTCCAGCGATATCAAAGAGCCCGGCCGATCGAGAGGTGGCCGTGTCATTCGCGACAACCGACATATGTCACCTCTGAAGGTACCTGTCAAGGGCCCTTATTGACGAAATTCGTGCCCCGTGCCATCTGATCGGCATGGCAAACACCAAGCGCACCAGAGCTGTTCGCACGCGAGGCGTGGACGTCAACGGCAAGCCACGCCCGAAGAAGCCGACCCGCATCGCCAGGACGCACGGCGCGCTCGAGAACCTCAAGAACGGCCGGCCGACCGACTACAGCGACGAGCTGCTCGAGGTCGTGCGCATCATGGCACGGGGTGGCGCAACGGTGTTCGAGATCGCTCATGCGCTGAAAGTGACGACCCAGACGTTGCACAACTGGGCCGCCCGGCACGAGGGATTTTTTGACGCGCTCTACAGGGAAGGTAAGCCCGCCTTCGACGAGCGGATCAAAAGAACCCTTGCAGATCGGGCACTTGGCTACAGTTTCGAGAGCGAGAAGGTGTTCGCGAACGGTCAGCGCATGAAGGTCATCGAGCACGTTCCACCAGACCCCGGCGCGATGAAGCTGTGGCTGACCAACCGCGACCCCGCCAACTGGTCGGACAAGCAGAACGTTGACGCAAGCATCAACGCCAAGATCGAAACCACGGGCGCCGACGACGATCGCCAGCTGGCGATGGCCGTCCTGGCGCTGATCAGCAAGGCGACACGGAACGCGGGAGGCGGGAGTTGAACGACGTCTACGAAGAGCCGGAGCGCCCCGCCTACGTCGGGCAGGTCCGCGAGAAGACCTACCGCTTCGCCCTGCAGCCGGAGGCCGGCGGTGGCGAGGTGTGGGTGAAGCGCTTCCAAGATTACTGGGAGCGGCAGGAGAAGCGCTTCGGGATCGAGTTCCGGCCACAGATGGTCATGGGTGTCGATCGTGAAGCCATGACGATCACGAGCCAGGTCATGGTCCAGCGCATCCTGCCGGGCCGTCGCACGCCCAAGGAAGCCCGCCACAACGCCCCGGTGGCGCTGCAGTGAACCTCGACCTCGACAGCGTCATGGCGCTGCTGCAGGGCATGCCTGCCGAGGACAAGGCCGTGCTGCGCTCCAGCGTCAGCGCTGCGGGCCTGCTGAACAAGCCATGGCTGCCGCAGCCCGGGCCGCAGACCGAGGCGTACTACAGCGAGGCCGAGGAGACGCTTTACGGCGGCGCCGTCGGCGGCGGCAAGACCGACCTGGCGATCGGCCTTGCCTCGACCGCGCACGAGCGCAGCCTGATCTTCCGTGCCCAGTCGACCGATCTGGATGGCCTGTGGGACCGCCTCGTCGAGGTGCTCGAGGGGCGCATCGCGACCAACAACAGCGTCAAGAAGAAGCTGCGCACGACCGACGGCCGCGTCATCGAAGGCGGCCACCTCGAGCTGCCCGGCGCCGAGCGGACATGGCAGGGCCGGCCGCACGATCTCATCGCCTTCGACGAGGCCGCCCAGCTCGACGAGCTGAAGGTCGAGTTCGTTATGCGCTGGCTGCGATCGACCAAGCCCGGGCAGCGCAAGCGCGTGCTCTTCGCCACCAACCCGCCGGTGCCGTCGATCAAGGACGGCATGCTTGTCGACAACGGCGTTGGCGACTGGCTGCTGCGCTGGTTTGCCCCCTGGCTCGACGAGCGATACACGCTGCCGGCCAAGAGCGGCGAGATCCGTTGGTGCTTCATGCGTCGCGAGGGCGAGCGGTTGGCCACGGTGTGGGTCCAGGGGCCAGGCAACTACGACCCGGTCACCGGCGGGCGCGTCGAGAACGCCACGCAGGCCGATCTCGAGAGCGGCAGCATCGCGGTGGCGCGGTCGCGCACCTTCATCCGGTCGCTGCTGAAGGACAACGTCTTCCTGCGCAACACCGGGTACGCGGAGCGTATGTCCGGTACGCCGGAGCCGCTGCGCTCCATGCTGCTGCTCGGCGACTTCACCGTGCGCGGTGAGGACCACCCGATGCAGGTCATCCCGACGCAGTGGGTGCTGGCCGCGCAAGAGCGCTGGGAAGCGCGCCAGCTCGACCCGGAGCTGAAGCGCCTCGTGATGCTCGTGCTGTTCGGCGACGTGGCGCAGGGCGGCGCGGACACCAGCGTGCTGGCACCGCTGTTCACGACCGACTACTTCGGAGAGCTGCGGGTCGTGCCGGGCCACAAGACGCCGGACGGCCGCAGCATGGGCCAGCTCGTGCTTGGCGAGCGCAAGCACGGCGCCATCGTCGGCCTCGACGGCACCGGCGGCTGGGCGGGCTCGACGCAGCAGTACCTGCGCGACAACCACCGCATCGCAGCCGAGCTGGTCGTCTCGTCGCACGCGTCGATGGAGTGGACGAAGGACATGCGGTTCCGCTTCGCTAACCTGCGCTCGGAAATGTGGTGGGGCTTCCGCGAGGCGCTCGACCCGCAGAACCAGTTCGAGATCTGCCTGCCGCCCGACCCGCGGCTGCGCGCCCAGCTTACGGCGCCGCACTGGGAGCCGCGCGGCAAGCTGCTGTACATCGAGAGCAAGGACGAGCTGCGCAAGCGGCTCGGCAGCTCGACCGATGAAGCTGACGCGGTGCTCGGCGCGTGGCATCTGCGCGGCATGGCGCTGTCGCGGCCCGACTTCATGCAGCGCTCTGTCGACATCGTCGAGCGCTTGAACGGCCGCGACAACATCGGCCGCATGAACGAGCCGTTCGAGTTCGACGACCCGCTGGGCGGGTGGTGACAGAGATCCGCACAACGCGGAAGGCGGCGGCCAATCACGCGGCAGAGAGACCAGACCGATGACGAAGAATGAGCAGCTGATCGAACAGGAAATCCAGGCGAAGGGCCTCAACGCGCCGCGCCTCAACCCGCAGATGATCGACGACACGATCGTCTCGGAGCAGTACCATGTCTTCCCGGGGACCACGATGACGGTGTGCGCGCTCACCTTGCGCAACGGCTTCATCGTGATCGGCGAGAGCGCGGCGGCGTCCCCGGAGAACTTCGACAAGGACATCGGCCGCAAGATCGCCCGCGAGAACGCCAGGAACAAGATCTGGCCGCTCGAGGGCTACCTGCTGCGCAGCAAGCTGCACAACGCCTGACATGATCTTGATCCGTCCGGCTACCTTGCGCGACATCAGCTACGTCACGGCGAACCTGGCGCCGGCCGACAAGCGCGAAGTCATGTGCCAGGTGCCGGACGGGTCGAAAACATACGAGCTGGCGCACGCGCTGCTCTACAGCGGCGACGCGTTCTGCGCCTTCGTCGGCGACCTACCGGTCGCGGCGTTCGGCACGAGCCCGATCACCGTGGCCTGCTACTCGGTCTGGATGCTTGGCACCAAGCACGCCCGCCGTGTCGTACCGGCCATCACCCGGGAGCTGACCGGCGGCCACGCGCTCGACCTGCTCGACCGCGGCGTGCAGTCGCTCGAGGCCCGGTCGATCGTCGGCCACGATGAAGCGCACCGCTGGATGATCCGCTGCGGTGCCGTCAGAGTGGACCCCGCCTATCCATTTGGAAAGAACGGGGAATTGTTCTACACTTTCCGCTGGACACGAGACAGTTTCGCGCACACCAAGGCGCGACGAGGGAGCCCGAAATGATCTACGCAGCTGCCATCATCCTGTGGGGCGCGCTCGCCGTCGTCGGCGCGGGCGCCCTGGCCATCGTCGTCGGTTCACCGTTCGCCCTGGCGCTGGCCGTGGGCGCGGCCGGCGCGACGTACCTGTTCCAGATCGTCGAGGCCTCGCGCCAGCCCGGCGGCGACTTCATGCCGTCGACCGTCGACCAGTTCGTGCAGCTGATCCTGTGGGGCGTCGTGCTCGCCCTGTTCACCCTGTCGATCATCTGGTCACTGACCAGCTACTACTGGAGCTGACGCCATGTGCTTCAAGACACCGAAAGCCCCCGCCGTCCAGTCGCGCCCGCAGCGTGATGAGAAGGCCTCGCTGGTGCAGGACAACCGCCGCCGTACCGCCGAGCAGGGCGGCGTGTTCTCGTCCATCTTCACCAGCGCGCTGGGCGACAGCGAGTATGGCAAGTCCGGCAACCAGGTGGCCACGCTGAGGAGTGCCTGATGGGCATCGTCAACGACCTCATCGACGAGCAGACCGCGCTCGCCACGGCCCGTCTGCCGTGGGAGACCTATTGGCGCAACATCGCCATGTACGTCCTGCCGCAGACCGAGGGCTTCGACCGCTTGCTGACGCTGAACCAGGATGCCGCGATCACCAGCGTGGTCGGCATGCCGGTGGCGGCGCAGCGGTCGAAGGACCTCTACGACATGACGTCGCTGTGGGGCATCGAGCGGCTCACCGCGGGCTTGTTGTCGCTGAAGACGCCGGAGACGGAGCCCTGGCACGGGCTCGGCTTCAACGACATGTTCGGCGCCGAGCCCAGCTACGCCGAGAGCGAGGCCCTCGAACGGCTGCGCGACTACATGTTCCGCGTCCGCGCCAACCCGAAGTCCGGCTTCTGGTCGGCGCACCGCGCGGCGCTGAAGTCCATGTGCGCGTTCGGCGACGGCTGGATGTACACCGAGGAGGTGACCGGCGGCGGCGCGCGCACCCCCTACCGCTTCGAATACTGCCCGCTGCCCGAACTCTACCCGGGCGTCGACAGCGCGGGCGTGACCGACCGCATGTTCAAGGTGTCGCGCTTCTCGGCCGCCCAGATCGCCAAGCGCTGGGGCGCCGACAAGGTCGGAGCCAAGGTGCTCGAGTACGCCAACGACCCGAAGCTGCGGCATGAGACCTTCCGCGTCATGCACGGCGTGCTGCCGCGTTCCGACGAGAACATGGGCCGCATGGGCGTCCGCGGCGCCGCGTCGGCCTCCTACTACTGCCTGCCCGACGAGAAGCATCTGATCGGTGAGGGCGGCTACTACGAGTTCCCGTACCACCGCTACGCGTGGTCGAACACCGGCCAGCGGCCGTTCAGCGAGGGGCCGGTGGCTTACGCCATCGGTGAGCTGAAGTCGCTGAACGAGATGGCGAAGAACGAGCTGATCGCGTCGCAGTCCTTCATCCGCCCGGCTATGGCCGTGGCGAACAAGAACATGACGCGGCTGAACTTCAACCCGGGCCACGCCAACCCGGGGCTGATCAGCCCCGATGGCAGGCTGCTGTTCGCGCCGCTCACCAGCGGCCAGCGGCCGGACTTCGCTCGCGATATCCTCAACAGCCGCCGCGAGAGCGCCCGCGAACTGCTCTACCTGAACCTCTGGCAGGTGCTGCTGGCCGACAAGGCCAGCGACCAGGAGACCGCCACCAAGTCGCTGATCAAGGCGCAGGAGAAGGGCGAGCTGCTCGGCCCGGTCGGCATCTCGCTGAACGAGGGCCTGTCCGTCATGACCGATCGCGAGATCGGCATCCTGGGCCGCAAGCGCGCCTTCGACGACGGCAGCCCGCTGGCCATGCCCGACAGCATGGCGGACCGCAACGTCACGCCCGTGTTCAACTCGCCGCTCGACCGGCTGCGCCGCATGGGCGAGCTGGTCGGTATCCAGCGCCTCGCCGAGTTCGCGGTCATGCTGGCCAACGGCGACCCGCAGCGCGCGTCCGAGATCCTGGCCCGGTTCGACATCGACGAGATGCTCGAGCGTGCGCAGGAGATCCTGGGCGCGCCGGTCAAGGTGCTGCGTGACCGCGAGGCGGCGCAGCAGGACCGTGACCAGACGGGCCAGATGCAGCAGCTCGCGTCCGCGATGCAGATGATGCAGCAGGGCGGCGACGCCGCGCAGGCGATCGGTGCGGGCGGCCAGGCCATGGCGGCCGGCGCCGAAACCGCGGCGCGCTCACCGGCGCTGCAGAACCTCTTCCGTGGCGGCGCGGGTGGCGGGCTGGCCGCGATGACGGGGATGGGCGCATGACGCGGCTCCTCGATCTCGTCGGCCGCTCGCCGGCCGACATGCAGCCGCTCGTCGCCGAGGCGAAGATCGTCTCGGCCTATCACGCGTTCGCCGAGGGGCGAGCCGGGAAGCAGGACGCCGATCTGATCCTGCAAGACCTCGCCATGTACAGCGGGTACTTCCACGTCACCCCGCAAAGCACCCCGGAGGGTGAGTTGAAGTACGCGGAGGGTGCGCGCTCGGTTTTTGCGCGTGTCATGTACATGCTGAACTTGCCTGTGGAGCAGATTTATGCTCTGCAACAGGTGCTGAACGCAGACGCTGGGCTGTACCAGCAGATGCAAGGAGATTGACGAATGCCGCAGGAAGGAACAGGTGCCGCAGAAGGTGTCGACCCGGGCGCGAGCTCGGACACCGACACCAACAAGGCGCCGGTCACCCAGAACGCAGGTACCGGTGGGGCAGCCGAGAACGGGTCTGCGGACGCTCCCAAGGCACAAAGCGACGCTTTCGCGGAACTCGATGGGGAAACCCGCGAATGGCTGAGCAAGAGGAACATCACCGACCCCAAGGTCGCGATGCGCCTCGCCTACGACCAGGCCAAGCTTCTCGGTAACGCGATCCGCGTACCCGGGAAGGACGCAACGGAAGAGGAACGGAACGAGTTTCTGAACAAGCTCGGCCGCCCCGCCGACCCCGACGGCTATGAGATCGCTCCGCCGAAAGACCTGCCTGCCGAGCTGCCGTACGACGGTGAGCGGGCGAGCGAGTTCAAGAAGCTGGCGCACACTCTCGGCCTGACGACGGCGCAGGCGCAGAAGCTTCATGACTGGGCGGCCGGCAACGCGGTGCAGGACTTCACGTCCTTCTCCGAGAAGCAGCAGGCCCAGACGGTCGAGACGGCGAAAGCCGAGACCGAGAAACTCGTCAAGCGCTGGGGACCGCTCACGGGCGAAACCGCCAAGGCCAACATCGAGCTTGCCGATCGCGCGCTCCAGGTTGGCGGGCCGGATGTCGTGGCTGAGCTGCAGCGCCTGAAGATGATCGGCCCGAACAAGGAGATCCTGTCCGAGCCGCTCGCGGTCCTCTTCGCCAACATCGGCGCGGCGCTGTTCCAGGAGGACAGCACCATCCGCGGCAACCCCGATGTGATCGGCAATCCGTTCGCGGACGGTGAGCACTTCAACCTCACCAAGGCCATGGGCGTCTACAAGAAAGACCCCGATCATGCGCTGTCCCTCATCCGTGCGGCTGGAAAGAAGCCGACGGAGTTCGGGCTGCGCGGGTAACCCCGAAAGGACGCCCCGATGAATACCGGTCCCGTTCGTCTCAGCGACGCTGTCGTCCCCGAGATGTTCTACCCCTACATGGCCAAGGACACCGTCCAGACGATGGCGTTCTACCAGACCGGCGTGATGCGCGCCGATGGTGACATGGCCTCCAAGCTGGCCGGCGGCGGCCGCACGTTCAACGTCCCGTTCTGGAAGGATCTGGACGACGACGAGAGCGATACCGCGTCGGACGACCCGGAGAGCCGGTCGATCCCCGGCAAGCTCGCGTCCGGCACCGACATCGCCCGCCGGCAGATCAGGACCAAGTCCTGGTCCAGCATGCGGCTGGTCGAGGAGCTGACCAACTCCGACCCGATGCAGCGCATCAGCGCTCGCGTCGGCGCCTACTGGGGCCGCCAGTTCGACGATATCGCCATCGCCTCCGTGCGCGGCGTGTTTGCGGACAACATCGCCAACGACAGCGGCGACATGGTCAACGACATCTCGATCGACACCGGCGCTACGCTGACCGACGACGAGCTGTTTTCGGCCGAAGCCGTCATGGACACCGCCCAGACCCTGGGCGATGCCAAGCGCGACCTGAAGCTGATCGTGATGCACTCCGTCGTGCACAACCGCCTGGCCAAGAACGACCTGATCACGTTCCGGCCGGACAGCGAGGGCAAGACCTGGCACGCCTACTTCATGGACTGGCGCGTCCACGTCTCCGACCGCGCCCCGGTGATCACCGGCGCCAACAAGACCATGTACCACACCTACATGTTCGGCGCGAACGCGATCGGTTGGGCCGAGAGCCCGGTGGCCAAGCCGGTCGAGGTCGAGGAGGATCCGAGCGCCGGTGACGGCATGGGCGGTGACACGCTCTACACCCGTCGCCAGTTCGGCATCCACCCCTACGGGATCAAGTGGACCGACAGCCAGGTCGGCGGCGAGTTCCCGAGCAACGCCGAGCTGCGGCTCGCCGCCAACTGGGACCGGGTCTACCCCGAGCGCAAGCAGATCCCGATGGCGCTCCTGATCACCAACGGGTGATCGTCGCCTGAACGGGGGCCGGCTCGCGCCGGCCCCTACGCAACCATCACGATCGCGGCCAAGCCCGATCAGAGAACCGAGGACACCACGATGGCCACCTACCGTTCGATGGGCGACATGGAGAACCGTTCGCCCGAGGATTTCGTCACCTACTTCAACGACTTCCTGACCTACACCGCCGGTGACTGGACGATCACCACGACCGAGGGCGGTGCCGGCGACGCCACCGAGGCGCTCGCGACCGACCAGCCGAACGGCGTGCTGGTCGTCACCAACGACGCCGCCGACAACGACAACGACTTCTTCCAGCTGCTGCCGGCCGCGGGGCACTTCACGTTCACCTCCGGCAAGCGCCTGCTCTTCAAGGCGCGTCTCAAGATCCTGGAAGTGATCCAGTGCGACTTCATCGCGGGGCTCTACGCCACCGACACGACGCCGCTCGCGACCGACGACGGCATCTACTTCAAGTCGGATGACGGCGACGCGCTGCTCGACGTCTACGTCGGGAAGAACAACACCTACTCCAGCCTGACCGGCGTGGCGACCCTCGTGGCCGACACGTTCGTGACCCTGGAGGCCTACTACGACGGCGACGACAGCATCCAGTTCTTCGTGAACGGTGTCCGCGTCGGCTCGCTGCCGATCACCAACGCGCCGGACGACGTCGCCCTGCGGCCGTCCTTCGGCCTCCAGAATGGCCAGGCCGTGGCGAACGTCCTGTCCGTCGACTACGTCAAGGCGCAGCAGGAGCGCTGAGCGCTCGTCTCGCCCTCGCTGGCGGCCTCCGGGCCGCTGGCTTTCGAAGCACCACGGAGATGGATCTGATGACCGCAGAAACCGAAGACCGCGCGACCGCCGTGCGACGCCGCCGCGCCGCGTCGAAGGCCATCGCCGAGCAGCAGGCCGCCCTCGACGGCGCCATGCGCAAGGGTAACGCGAAGGACGCCGAGAGCAGCGTGCCCGCAGCCCCGGTCGTGACCAAGGCGCCGCCGGTGAGCCGCGCCGACCGCAAGAAGGCGGCGCAGCAGCTGGCCAACGCGCAGGCCGATCGCGACGCCAAGGTGCGCGCCGACACGACCCCGCTGACCACGCTTCCGCGCGACCGTCCGCTGACCCTGCACGAGCTGAACCTCGCTGCGCGGGCGCGAGACAAGGAGATGCGCAACGACGCGCGCGAGGCCGCCCGTGCGGCCGGCAAGGCCGCGTTCGAGGTGCTGTCCGGCCGCGTCGGCCCCGACGCCAAGCGCGCCAAGCGCTTCCGCGCCATGGGCTCCGCCGAGAAGATGATGCAGGACGCCCAGCGTCGCGCTGCGGCCGAGCAGACCGAGGAGTGATCCTGTGAACCGCCAGGCGCTTGCGGCCTACATCTACAATGAAAAAGCCCGCCGCAGGCACAACCTACTCAAGGGCGGTGGGGTGCCCGCGCCCGCCATCGTGCTCTCGGCGACGTCCATTGCCGAGGATGCGGAGATCGGCGCTGTCGTTGCCGCGCTCTCGGTCAGCAATCTCCCGGATGGCGTCACTGTGACCGGCTATACCCTCACGGCCGACCCGGACGACGTTTTCGATATCTCGACAGACGACCTGATCACGACTGCCGCGCTCGACTACGAGGCGGCCACCTCGCACGCCTACACCATCGAGGCCGCTCTGTCCGAGGGAGGGCCGGTCACACGATCAGGTGTGATTGCCGTCACAAATGTTTTTGAGGAGCCCGACCTAGTCGCTCTCACGCTCGACGCCGACGAGATCGTGAGCGGGTCGGAGGAGGCTACCGTGGTCGGCGCAGTCGTTGGCCAGACCAGCGGCTCGACGCTCTCCCTCATCGACGATGCCGGCGGCCGGTTTGCGCTGGACGGCACGGATATCGTCGCAGGCNCGACGGCGACGGACTACGACACGGCCACGAGCCACGAGATCACTATCCGCGAGACGCTGGCGGACAGCTCAAATAGTCCGCGCGACAGCGCGATCAGCATCGGCGTGTTGAATTCGGCATACGACCCATCAGTCAACGAGATTTGGATCGACCAGTCCGACCTATCATCTATGCGGCAGGATCGCGGCGGCGCATCTGCCACCGTCCCTGCAGCCGTCGATGCCGTAGTGGGGTCGATTCTTAATAAAGGAACCTTGGGCGGTTGGGCTACAGCGCCATCTGATGGCGCGCGCGGTATTCTGCGCAGCGACGGTGCGGGGCATTACTGGATTGCTACAGACGGGGTTGACGATACCTATTATCTGACACTGGCGAACAGCACGGGGGCCCGATCGTCGGCGATTGGTGTGCTGGCAACTGGCAACTGGTGCGCGTCCATAGATGCCAATTCCGGAAATGGTGACCTCCAGAAATACGGGTTGTTGCTGTATGTAGGCGGCGGTACAAACCAGATTTACAATGTATCTGCCCCGTCAACGGCGTCGCCCGGCGCGGTCGTGCAGGCCGTAGGCGGCCCGGGCGTATCCCCACCCCTCGCATGGCGAAACAAATCGCCAACCGCAACGCTATCGTCCCCCGCCGCCCGCTCATGGGGCGGCAATATAAGGGGAATATTCGGGTTTTATACTGTAGCTGGGGGTGCCGCTCGCTATTACCCATATATATCGGCGTACAAAACATGGTCGGGCGATGAACGCAATGCAGTTGCCGACTACATAGCGGAAAAAATGGGCATCACAATTTAGGAGTAGTCTATGCCATCTGTCACTCACAGCCTGACAATCATTGCCGCAGACGCCGACACAGCGGCAGCCAATGCCTATTTTGATGCCATTGGCTGGGGCACTCCGGTGCTGAGTGTGCCGCTGTCGCCAGACGGGAACCTGCCAATAACCCACTACGGTTGCCATTACGCCTGTCCGGTAGAAATCGTTTCCACCTTGCAGGCGGCCAAGGACAGCACAGACCCCACGCTGGACGTGCTCGATACGCTGTATCTCTATGCGGTCGAGAGCCAGGACCCTCAGTTCGAAGAGGCGTTGGTATCGAGCGAAATCGTGACTGCGTTCGGGATGACGCTGGCCAGGTACTATCCGCCGTTCGAGTGAGGCGCCGCCCTGATCGACCCCCACCACCCTCGACACTTTTGTGGGGGGTGTAAACGCACAAGAGCGGCCCGATCGCTCGCGCCGCTCTTGGAAGTCACTCGCTCTGGTAAAGCGGCAAAATAGTCGCAGAAGATTGAAACGATGTCAACGACACACGACTGTCATTGCCCCGTCTGCGCAGAGGTCATCGGCGATGCCGATATGTGCCTGTCGGATATCGAGTTGGGGACGTGCCACGCGGCATGCCTGGAGGGCGCGCCGATCGTGGATCTGGAGACCGGCGATCTGTTACCCGAGGGCGCAGCGCCGTCGGAGCCGTTCCGCTACCGCGATTAAGCGGCACCGACTCACCGCAACACTTCTGGTGGGGTAGCGACGCGCAGAAACACAGGGTATAAGCAGGCATGAGCACCACACACACCCGTGTTTCCATCATCAACCTGGCTCTCGACGCCATCGCCGAGATGCCGCTTCAGACGGGCGCGGAGAACAACTCCTACGCCCGCTGGATGGACCGCAACTTCGACCATGTCGTCGAGGTCGCGCTGCGGGCTCACGTGTGGCAGTTCGCCAAGGAGCATTTCCAGCTCAACGTCGATGCGAGCGTCACCAACCTGACGCGCTGGCTCTACTCCTACCGCTTCCCGCCGGGCGCTCTCCGCCTGATCCCGCCGCGGTACGGCGGGTACCGTGAGGGGCGTCCGATCGACCACGAGATCTCCGGAAAC